CTAGTTATTATAACAACATGATGGCGGGTAAGCCACAAGAGTGGATTGATGTGTATGTGCATGGGAAGTATGGGTTTATCCAAGAAGGCAAACCGGTATATGGAGATAATTATGTGGACGCCACGCATTCAAGTGCGGATGTTAAGTATGATTCGCTATTGCCGGTGATTGTTGGGGTGGACTTTGGGCTTACCCCGTCGGCGGTTATTGCTCAGAAAGACCCATTTGGTCGCTGGCGAGTAGTGGACGAGTTTTTAACGCCCGATGGTGAGACGTGGCCGCTCCAAGACTTTGCTAGAAATCTTAATAAATATCTAACCAAGGAATACAAGCAAGCGAATATTGAGTTATGGGGTGACCCGTCTGGCGGCTTTAGGGACCAACAAGGGGTTACTGCGTTTGATCTGTTTAAAAAAGAACAGTTGTTTGTGCGTCCCGCACCATCGAATAAGTTTGAAGTCCGAAGGGAAGCGGTATTGTCGCCACTGTTGCGCTCAAGCAATGGCCTGCCGGGTATTGTGGTAAGTCGGCAAAAAGCCCCAATGGTGCGACGAGGGTTTAACGGTGGGTATCACTATAAGCGGTTGAACGTTGGGGGCGAGGCAAAGTATAAATTAGAGCCAGAAAAAAACCGGTTTAGCCACCCGCACGATGCGTTGCAGTATGCGTTATTAGGCGGTGGCGAGCATAAAACGATGCTAGGTCGAAACGAAAAAATGCAAAAGCCTACAGTCCTTCCCAAGTTTAAAATCTTTTAGTATACTATGGAAATGAAAAAAATTAAATGGTATGTGGTGTTTCGACGCATTAGCCCGACCAAACACCCAACCATGCGAATTTTAAAAAAGATTTTAAACCATAACATTCAACACGTATTTGCGTTACGGACGATCAGTCCGCACACGGTGGCAATTGATTATACAGGGTTTAATATAAACACTAAACTATATGAAAATCAAACGGCCGAAGAGGTTTTAAATTTTTATTTTAGCCGCCCAAAGTATTTAGTTGTCGAATATGAAACGACCGAAAAAGACTGTAAGTCGGGGTTTCATATTGGAAATATTATACCGGGGTGTGTTAGTATAGTGAAAATGGCGTTAGGAATAACTAATTATGCGATTACCCCTTACGAATTGTACAGATGGTTAGTGATAAATGGAGGTAAATTATGGGTGGCGGCGGACCAAAATACGACGACTCAGTACAGCGTCAGCAATTAGAAATGCAACAAGAACAGTTGAGACAGCAAGAAGAAGAAAGTCGAGCGCAACGAGAAAAAATTGCGCTTGAAAATACTACCGCTTTATTGGCGTTGCGGCGGGGAACTTTAGGGCGACGGTCGCTGTTGTCCACGTCTGAGCGAGGCGTTGTATGAACGTAAAGGAAAAGTTTTTAGCGACGTTCAAAACACTAGAATCTCGCAAGCAGCAATGGGATTCAACGTATGAAGAAGTGTATGAGTATTGTATGCCGCAACGAAATTTATTTAGCGAAGCGGTTAATGGTGCTAAACGGGATAACGCTCAAGTTGTTTTTGATTCAACCGCAGTAAACGGGACTCAAAAATTTGTGTCGAATATACAGAACGTGTTGGTGCCGCCGATGAAAAAGTGGGCTCGGTTAAAAGCGGGGATGTTTTTGAAAAATGAAGACGGGCAAGACGACCCCAAAGTGCTTAAAGAATTAGAAATTATGGAGAATCGGTTGTTTGATTGTCTTCATGCGTCGGCGTTTGACCAAGCAGTATCCGAAGCGTTATATGACGTAGCGGCTGGGACCGGCGCGTTACTAATACGCCCCGGCACAAATAGGCAACCATTACTGGTAGAAGCGGTACCGATTGCTAAGCTATACATAGCAACAGGGGCCGATAACACTGTGGATACGGTGTTTCGAAAAATGAAAGTACAATACCGAAACATTATGGACACGTGGCCGGATGCAAAGATACCAAAAGAGATGCAAGACGCCTACGCAGAAAAACCCATGGACGAGTGCGAGCTTATAGAGGGGATGTATCCCGAAGAAATCACGGCAACCTATATGGTCGATGGGGTGCAAAAAACTGAAAAGGTTATGGGGTTTAAGTATTGTATTTTGGCAACCAAAGGGAAGCATCTACTTGTGGAGCGCGACGAAGAATTCTTGCCGTGGGTGGTGTTTCGATGGTCGGTGGTTGCTGGCGAGTGGTATGGCCGGGGGCCGCTTCTGTATGCATTGCCCGATATTAAAACGCTTAACAAGTCGATAGAATTTGACTTAAAAGCAGCAGCGATGACCGGGCAGCCGCCGCTTCTGGTTGGGGACGATGGCGTTATGAGTTTAGAGAACATGAAACTGGAACCGGCAATCGCAATACCAGTGTATTGGGATATGGCCGGCCCCAAAATACAATACCTGAGCCCGCCGCCGTATTCTAATTTACAACGAATTATTGTCGAGGACTTGCGGAAAAACATTAACGAGATGCTATTTACCGACCCGCTAGGCCCGATTGACGCCCCAGTAAAAACTGCTACCGAGCAAACGATTCGCCAGCAGGAATACGCTAATCGATCAGGCTCTTCGTTTGGGCGGCTGTTTCGGGAGCTTGTGGCAAAAACGGTTGACGTGTCGTTAAAATGCTTAGAGAAGGTGATCGACCCAGAGGGCAACCCGATGATAGAGTTAAATATGTTTCGGGTAAATGGGCTTGAGATTGACGTTCAGAGTTTGTCCCCGTTGGCCACGTTGCAAGAAGAGGAAGAAATCTTGAGCCTTATGCGCTATTCAAGGCATATGATGGAGATTAAAGGCCCAGAAATGTTAGAAACGGTTTTAAATACCGCAGAATACGCACGTAAAATTGCCACGCATTTGAGCCTACCGGAGGGCATAGTACCGACCGAGGAGCAATCGGCTCAAATTCAGCAAAATATTATGGCCATGGCGCAAGAGCAATTAAGCCAACAAACGCCACAAGCGGCACCGGAGGTTGGGTAATGATACAGATTCCGTTTAGCGACGAAGAAAAGGCAGTATTACTTCGGCTATTTCGAACCCCAGACGGGCAACAAGCATTACAAATATTGGAAAATAACACGATCGGGAAGCCGGTAATACAAATGGTGCACCCCGATAGTGGGAATACTTTAATGGCAGCAGCACAACGAGAAGGACAGAACAGTGTAGTACGACAAATTAAACGACTTTTAGAGCAAGTGAAAAATAAAGCTAAGGAGGCTAATTAATGTCATTACTTGAAACCCCAACAGAAAGTGTAGAAACCGAAAACGTGCAAGCAGAAAGTGTCGCAACAGAAGCACCAGAAGCAACAGAAGTACAGGCCGAAGTTGTTAGTGCTGAAACGGAAACTGTGGATTTGCTGGGCGGTAAATATAAAACTGCTGGCGATTTAGCGGCGGCGTATAGCGAACAGAGTAAATACATCGGGGAGTTGCGGAAAAACATTAAGGACGTCGAGGATAAATATAAAGTCCCAGATAATTACGATTTTAATTTTGAAGAGGGCGGGCAGCTAGAGAAGTATAAAGGGTTAAGTGAAACATTGGATTTGCCGTACCTTGCAGACGTTTTTAAGAAAAACGGATTAAATAAAGAGCAAGCCGAAGGGGTGCTTGAAAGTTACCTAGAGTCGATTGAAGCGTCAAAAGTTAAGCCAGAGGACGAGTTGCTAAAACTTGGGCATCGAAAAGAGCAAGTGCTTGGTGAGCTTAATAATTATAAAAAGGGATTGAACGAAGCCGATCAAAAAATACTGGATAGCATGGCTACGACCGGAGAGGCACTGGATTTTTTACACCGGAATCTAGTTAAAGAAAAGCTAACTATTCCGTCGGGCAACGTATCGGCTGTGTCAAAACAGTCGGCCGAAGAGCTTTTATCAGAAGCTAGAAAGTATCAGAAAGAAAATGGTCATCTGTTTGAGGCTTACCCCGCAAAACAAGAAGAGTATTTAGGCAAAATGCGAAAATACTTTCAAGCGGCGGGCATACCGGTTGACAATTAAAAAAAAGTAAGTTATACTGTTTGTAGTTTTTTTATGGTAACCTTTTTTTAAAGCCCGTAAAAAACTAAAGTTGACCCAAACTTTAAATGGCAGATGAGGCCCGCTAAGTGGCGATAACCCAATTCGACTGTTGTACTAGTTGTTAAGAATTGAGGATAAACCATGTCATATAATATTTTAAACACTATCCAATTCAAAACGTTTGAATCGGATGTTCATCACGAATTTATTGAAGAAGGCGGAACATTAAGAAATACCGTACGAGTTAAAACTACTGGCGGCGAATCGCATCAGTTTCCAATTTACGGAGCGATCCGCATGACTGAGCACTCTGTTGGTACGGAAGTTTTACAGAGTAACCCCCCGGTTTCTAAAGTTACTATCACGATTAAACGATACGCTGGGCGTGTATCTTGTGATGATTTCCTAAAAAGCGAAGTTAACTACGACGCAATTGCAGAGTTAAAACCAGCAATTACTGGAGCGTGTCGCCGAAAAGAAGACCAGATCATCATTGACGCTTTGGTTGCAGCTTCTCCGTCAAAAACTGTTGCTAAAAACATATCTGGTAGTAACGACAACCTAAACGTTGCGATGATTGCTCAAGCAGCTTTATTGCTTGACGAAGATGGTGTACCGGATGAAGGCCGTTACATTGTTGCGAGCGCACGAGGCAAACACCACTTGACTCAAGAAACCGATGTTAAAACGATTGATACAAGCGCAGTCAAAACTTTGGTGAATGGTAGCATCTCTAGCTTTTACGGCTTTGATTTCAAATTTATTGGCAATAACGGAGCAGAAGGTGGATTACCTTTGGCTACTAATGACCGAACAAACTTTGCCTATAACCGGGATGCGGTCGGTTACGTTATGAACCGAGACTTCACTATGCGCGTAGAGTATAACGCAAATACTATTTCTGACGAGATTGTTATGTACTTTTCGGCTGAGGCTGGCGTTATCGATGCGTCTGGTCTGGTTAAAATTACTACTGACGAGTCATAAGGAGGACAGGTAAATGGCATTCGACATTAATTCATTTAAAGCAATCACTCAGTACGGACAGGACACTCCCGATTTGTTCATTTACAGCTCGCCCGATGCGTTGTCTGTAATTCGAGCAGCCGGGTATTTTAATGATCGGTCTGTAAACTTGAAAGTGAACGACATAATTCTTGTTGTGTCTTCAACTGGCGGAACCCCGGTTCACAGTTTTAACGTTGTTAACAGCAACACTGGTGGCGTCGTTGACGTAACCGATGGGCTTGTTATCACAGCTACTGACACAAACTAGAGCTTATGACGCTTACAAAAGTTAGCCTATGCACCGCCGCGCTACTTCTAATTGGAGCCGACGAGATCACGTCGTTTTCAGATAGTACGCGCGAGGCTAAACTATGTAAAGCGTTGTATGACACGACTAAGGATGGCTTGTTACAGAGCCATCCTTGGCGGTTTGCGATTAACCAAATTGAGCTTAATAAATTAGCGGCGACTCCGCTATATGGGTTTTCTTCGGCGTTTCAGTTGCCGGCTAACTATTTACGGTTGGTTAAGAAAGATCCGCCGACGTTAGACTACGAGATTCACGAGGATAAAATATACTGTAACGCAACGGCATTAAAAATCACGTATGCGTTCTCTCCGCCAGAAAATAAGTTCCCGGCCTATTTTGCCCGTGCGCTTGAGTTTGCTATGGCTCGACTACTGGCTATTGCCTTGCAAGAAGACTCGGATAAAGCGATGGTCTATGGCAATCTATTAAAACAGCAGTTGATTGACGCTAAGTTAATAGATTCTCAAAATTCAGGGGGGAAGGGAACGGCACCGGGAACGCAGAGCTACCTTGCGGTTAGGGGCTAATGGCGCGTAAAACAAAACTTATAGCCGCACAACGGTCGTTCGTGGGGGGCGAGATTAGCCCTACGTCGATAATGGATATTCGGCGGGAGCGGTATGCGGATTCGGCTAAGCAATTAAGGAACGTGTACGTAAGCCCGGAGGGGTATGCGTTTCGTCGGGAAGGACTGGAATATGTTGCGGCGACGACGTCGAACCAAGAAGCTCGCTTAATTAATTTTGAGTTTAACAATATTCAAACATATTTGTTAGTGTTTACGGCTGGCGAGTTCAAAGTGTATAAAGATGATGTTTTGCAAGCGACGGTTAATAGCTCGCCAATATCTACGTTAACGTTAGCGCAAATACAAGAGATGGATTTTACGCAATCAGCGGACACTTTAATTTTAGTGCA